CCGAAACTTGCGACCAGGAATGCCCATGACAGATTGCTCAAAAGTGTATATAGAGCGATCGGAATTGAAAGAAACCTCAGTAAAAGGCTTCATCGCAACATGCATAGCCTGCTCAAGCCAATCTTGACCGTAATGCAAAACAGGCGTAGAATAAGGAGCAACAGCATTCTCCATGGGGTAGACGTAAACGCCATTGATCATGACAGGTGCCATAGGCGCGGGGGAACACAAATACTCTCCCAGACTACCATAAAGAGCCGTACGATAGTACGACGTCTTAGGACAAATGCTCACAGGTTTATCCAAAACTCCAAGCGGCAGAAAACTGCCGCTTTTCTTGAAAGGAAGCTCAAAAGAGCTCTGAAACTTGATGTTGCGTCTCTCCAGGTCCTCAGCCATGTTGTCAACAATGATGGAAAATTCTGTCTGAACTTTCTTAATCATTTCCTGCGTCACAATGCAGGAATAGCCGTAGGCCAACGCGCTGTTACCAGCAACGTGTATGCCCATGCAAGTCCTACCTTGCAAAATTGTATTATCATTGACACAAAGTGGAGCACCACAATCACCCTCCGTAGTGGGTGCTTGTATCGTAAAAACCCTACCCAGACATTTGCCACCAGCATACATGGAATCACGATATTCACATGTATTGGAAAAGTAAGTCTGTCGCGCGTTTTGTTGTATAACGCGCGTTTTGTCATCCGTGACGCAGACATCAAGCCTAACACGCCTATTTTTAAGCAAGCTAATGTCAGACTCCACAATGAAACTGCGAACAATATTACGTGGAGCCACAATGGACTTGACTTGCACAAACTCTACGTCCGTACCAGCCACCTTGGAGCGCCTCAAAGACATGTACTGCCCCACAGTGTAGTTGATCACCATCTCACTGTTGAGAGCATTTCTGAAAACGATCTTACTCTCAGCATTCACCTGCCCGGTAGAAATCTTGGTCCGAATGACATCACTGAAATGACTAGGCTGCAAAGCCAAGTCAGACATGAGAAATGTCACCTGTCCCAGTATTGTAACAGAACCGTCAAGCTCATAAACGTGCATCTTGAAAGTGTTGGCATACACATTAGAGGCCACCACAGAGTCGGATGCTTGTGTGGCCGCGTTAGCGGCGTCAAAAGGTTTACAAACCTTAAGTTTAGAAGATGTAAGCGGACGATTACTCTGAAGCTTGCGCTTGTAACCGAAAAGTGACGTCAACGTCTCCCAAAGAAACTTGACCACAGCTCGCACAGCCTTGTAAACAACGAACCAAAAGCCAACTGTAAAG